TCAATCAATTAACTTCTCAACAAATAATAATATCTGTTTCAACAAATCCAAACATTAAAATAGGTGATTTGGTCTATGTCTACCACGAAAATCCAAGAGAAGAGGGACCATCTGGATCTTTGTTCCTGAATAAAGATAAAAATTTATTTGGTAAATGGTTGGTCATAGGAATAAATCACGGTTTTTATAAGGAAACCGTTCAATATATGGAATTAACCTTGGCCAGAGACACACTACCAGTTTCCCCAGATATTGGTGGAAATCCACAAACGGCATTTATGCTCTAATAAATATTACATATGCAAATAATAACAAATAATTTCTCAGATCTACCAATGTTTCTAAGTAAAAATTTCTTTACTAGAGATATAAACTTGAAAAAAGATTCATTGGCAATAAAGGACTCTGTAAAAAATATAGTGTTGACTAGAGTTGGAGAAAGACCATTTGATTTGAGTTTCACCGGATATGTTTACGATTTGTTATTTGAAAACGTAATAGATTCCCAAATGATTCAATATAAAGTTCATTTGAGCAATATAATTGGAGTCTATGAGCCCAGAGTGGAAGTAACAGACGTATTGATACAAAGCAACAATAAAACCGTAACAGTAGAAATAATTTACAATATAAAAAGTCTAGATAGAACAGACAGTATAGAAATAAGCATGGAGAGGACTCGTTAATGGCATATCCAAATTCAGAACCACAATTAGGAGCATTGGACTTTGAAACAATAAAGTCCAATCTTACAAGTTATTTAAAACAACAACCAGTAATCAAAGACTATGCATTTGAAGGTTCTGTGATGCAGACTCTTATCAATCTGCTAGCATATAATACATTCTACTATGCATATTATTCAAATATGGTTGCTAGTGAAATGTTTTTGGATTCAGCACAAAGAATTGATTCTGTAGTTTCGCTAGTTAAACCATTAGGATACACTGTTCCTGGACCAACTTCTTCAAGAGCCAAAGTAAGACTCACCGGAATAACTGACAGTGTAATTGGCAAACATCAATCATTTTCTGCTACTACATCCGATGGAGTAAATTATACTTTTTATACACTAGACGATGCAAATGTAGACGCAGATGGAGCAGTTACCCTTGATATTTTTGAAGGAAAAGAACTTGTTTACCTAGACAATGGTGAAAATGGTATTGCCGTTCAAACTTTAATTAATTTAAATCAACAAAAATATTTTATACTTGATCCTACAATTGATTTGTCAACATTGAAAATTGAAGTAAAAAGATCCGGAGAAACATCATTTTATGAATGGAGACAATCATCCAATATTGGATCTCCATATGAAGTAGATCAAAAAATATACTTTGTGGAAAGATTAACCGATGGTTTTGCTATTCAGTTTGGAATTCAAAATAGATTGGGACTGTCTCTAGAGAGTGGCGATTTTATAAAAATTAGATATTTAACATCTAGTGGAAATAAAGCAAATGGTATTTTTATATTTAATATAACAGATCCAAATTTTACTTTTGTAAATTTAGTAGTAAATCTTCTTGAAGCATCTTCTGGTGGTTTAAATGAACCATCTTTGGATCTTGTTAAATATTTGGCTCCAAAATTGTTCTCTGCACAGGGAAGAGCAGTAACAAAAAACGACATTAAAGCATTGCTGTTGGAAGCACAAAAAGTTCAAAGTTTGGAAGAATTTACTGTATTTGGTGGAGAAGAAATATATCCACCAAGATATGGTAGAGTGTTCGTATCTTTGCGGCCTGGAACATCGCAAACAACAATTCAAGACATATTGGATTTTTTGAAAGAAAGATGTGTTATAACAATATTACCAGAATATGTTGAACCAAAACAATTTGATTTGTTTATGAGATTTTCTGCAATTTATTCAAACAGATTTGCCAGTTCCAAAGACAGAGATTCAAAATTAGAAGAACTGAAAACATATGTTGATACTAATTTTTTAAATAGAAACGTATTTAATGTTTCGATTAACACGACAGATATTAAAAATTCGGTAGAAACAAATTTGTCTGATGTCACCATCAACTCAGATTCATTTGAATTGTTCTTTCAGGAAACCATAAGACCAGAAGACGGTGAATATTCATTTAATTTCGGAAACGAAATAAAGGCAAATATAATAGATGATTATAATATAACAAGTGAATTTATTTTAAAAAGCGGTCTATCTGCTACTCTAAGAATAAAAGTAAATCAATCGACATCGAGAACCACATTTGTTCCAATAAAAGCATTTAGCCCAGATGGAATTGAAATATCTGGAGATTATGGAAACGTCAATATTAAAAATGGAACAATAGAAATATTTGATATTGCACTTACTCCATATACATTAACTATACCTTTTAAAAATAACTATTTTGTGTCTTCTTTGAATAACATAGTAAATGTATATCAGACAGAGGTTACTCTGACATGATAATTAATACAAATCCTAAAAATATAAATCATGCAATTCAGGCTTTATCTGAAATTATTGTAAGTGAATTTTCAGATTTAAATATAACCACAAACCAAAATAATCAAATAACAAATATTGGTGGTAGTTCAAATATACTTGCATCAACCACTAATCCAAATTTAAATTCTATAAGTTTAAATTCTACTTATTGTGGTACTAATTTTGATATTAGTCGTTACATTCCTTTGTGGGTAGTTTATGAAAAAACACAAAGAATTGCAGAAGGAGAACCAGAACCAATAAGTATATTTGATTTTCTTCAAAAATACTACAATTGGTTGTATTGCGATTTGGATGGTGGCGGTCAGTACAATCTATCTTATCAATTATTAGATCTTATCGATATTGAAAAAACAAAAACAGAATATTATAAAAAATTCTTGAATACATTTGTTGATGGTGCTCCGGAAACAATTTTAGATAAAATTACAGGAACATCTTTTGAAAATTTTATAAAAGATATAAGAAAAAATCTTTATATAAGAAAAACAACAAAAGAAGCAATAATATATTTCTTCAAAACATTATTTGAGATAAACGAAAACGAAATTAAATTATATTTTCCAAAAGAAAATATGTTAAGGTTAAATGGTGGTAAATTCTATTCGGATGATTTTAATTTTACATACAAAAAATTAAATGAAACCAGAAATGTTAATACAGCATCGGGCTCGGTGGCCGGTGATGTATTTGACTTGTTTTCAATTTCGCCATGGGAAAGAGAAAATGTTTCTCTATCTTTTTCTCCCACCATTAGTGAAACTTTAATTGTCGGTTCTAGCACCCAAAGAACTTTATATTTTAGAAATGTTTCGCCTACTGGTGAGCCAGTAAGAAGAAGAATTTTTACAAAACGTAACAATTCTGAAGCTATATTTTTAAGACAAAATTCTTATTATAAAGCTTCCATAAAAATTAAAAAACTTAAAAAAACTCAAGCTCCAGAAACTTCAAATCCAAATGCATCAAATTGGATATTTTTTAGAGTTGGTCCTGAAGAAAAGTTTAATAGAGGCGTTTTGTTTGATGTCAAAAATGGAGAAGTTGGAAATTCATACCCCGGATACAGAGGAACAATAACAAAACTAACAGAAGAAACAGATGATACAAATTCTTGGTTTGAATGTACAATTTATTTTAAATCAGACTTTAACTTAAATGAAGCAGAAACAGAAAATATAAAACATTTTATGTCTGTTGTTCTTTCTAGGGGAAATTCGGTCATAGATTCTACAATAGACCAAGATCCGTTTAATATCTTTGTTATGGCACCATTTGATAATGATGTAGCATTTTCTGCATATGATGGAAAAATAGAATTTGATTTTCAAGATGTTGGTTCATATTCGACAATCAATCATCTAGGTGGAAGTGCATTAAATATTGGAAGACTACAAGATAGTGATTGGATTCAAGATTATTCATATTTACTTAAGGTCGGAATAACAGCAGAAAATTATATAGAAACATATAAAAATATGCTTCATCCGGCCGGACTTCGTGTTGTTTTTGAAAAAGAAATAACAGATTACGAAGGACCAGGTGAAGGCGAAGATACTAATTTAATTTGTGAATTTCCTATTCTTAAAAATTATACAGCCTACAGACTAGGAACAAACTATACGACAGCAGTTGGAACATTTGGTGGTGTTACATTATATGGATTGACTTGTTGTAATGGTTTTAGCGGTGGATTTACTGCCGGTTTCACTGGACCATCTTTTTACTTTCCAAACTGGAATGGTAATATAACCGAAACAAGATTTGATGATATAAATATATCTGACTTTTTTAGTATGTGCTTTATTTCTGGATTTACAAGTCCGAATGAAGGTATAACATGCGATGCAGCACCGTGTGACGCATCTTAAAAGGAATAAAAATGGCAGCAAAAAAATCTGATTTAATAAAAACATATTTGGCAAGAGTTGGAACAAAAGACCAACTTTATATGTTGCTTGGAAACACCAACACAACAATACAAGCAAATGACACAAATGATGCCACAATTACAATGTGGAAAGATTCTGAAATCGCTTATAAAATTAGCAGAAATGATACATGTGCTGTTGTTCCGAATTATACTTGGTCAGTAAGTAACGTGTATATTCCTTGGTCGTCTACAAATACAAATACAAGCAAATACTATGTTTATAATAAAACAAATGGTGTAGTTTATTTGTGTCTTTCAAATAATTCATTAAATAGAAAAGATTTAGAAACAAAAAATGCTTCAACAAGTATACCTGCACATGAATATGGTGTAGTACGATATGAAGATGGATATGAATGGTTAGCTTTGTATAGAATAACTCCAAGTCTATTAAGATTTGTTGGTACTAACTGGTTGCCTGTTATTTCTATAGATGATTTTTTTGAAAACGATTCATTAAGTCAATACGAACAAATATTAGATTTTTGTTCAAATTCTCCATCCACGAGTGGAAATTGTGGAATTTATTTTAATCAAAATTATTCAATTCCTTCAACTTCTTCAACAAATACAGGATATGAAGAAGGAGATCTATACACTACACTAGAAGGAATAACATGTAAAGAATGTTTTATGTTATTTCAAGATCCCGATACTCCATTTGTGTCTAAGTTTTTTGGTTCGGAAACTCCAAGTTCAACCCTTTCCATTGTAACAAAATTACAAAAAGTTAAAAATTTAGTCGATTCTAGTTCCTTGTCTTCCGCATCTCCATATTATTGGTTATATTATGCAAGTGCAAATGGTATAGCAGATGGTTCTATAGTTTCTTGTTTTATAGATTTAAGTGATTTCACAGAATCACAGTTATATGTTACTGAAGCAAATCCATCTTTAACAATAACAACTTCAACTGGAATTGGTGCTTCTATTCGTCTAAAAACATTTACCAATTCTTTAGGAGAATATGTTATTGAGGGAATAGAAATCGTTTCTAGGGGTTCTGAATATAAAGATATAAAGGTTGAAGTACCCTCTGGAATATTAAAAAATATCAGCAGTTCTACACTAGTTTCTTCTATTGAAATAAATCTAGACGCTGTTGATGGATTGGGAATAGATCCAATAACAACTCTTGACGCAAAACATGTTTCTACGAGTGCAAGAATATCTCTAACAGAATTAAGAGATTCTTCAGTCAGCATTCCAGACACAGTTAATTTTTATGGAATTGTAAAAAATCCAAAAGAAAGATTAGGAGATACAACAGTTACAGCGGGAACCACAGTTGGACAATATAAATCTAAAGTATCTTCGACTGTTGTTTCGATAACTGTAGATTCTGCTTCCTCACCTGCAAGATTGTCCACTGTAGATCTTTCAAATTCTCAGGATGAAAAATACCAAGCAAACGATTTAGTTGTCACATCTGACGGAGAACTTAGTTTTGTTGGAACAAAAATAAATATCAAAACAATTGACGATAGGGGAGTGGAAAATTTCGATACGGCAACATATTCCGGAACAGATTATGATATTATCGGCTATGATCTTCCTGATTTGGTTTTTTATACAGGAAAAACAGAAACTGTCAAAAAAATCACCCCTTTATCAATAGGAACCGACACAGAAAATACTAAATATTTTAACATAACTAGTATTGTTGCAATTTAAGGATAAACATGCCAGCACCATTCACAAATCTACCTCTAAAAGTAAAACCATATTATAGTCGAATTTCAAATCAGACTACAAATTATCCAATGTTGGCATTTACGCCTGGTTATGCTCTTCAGGCTTCAGAACTAAATGAAGTTCAAGAAAATTTTTTCGTACAGCAAACACTTTCTAATGGAATGCTTGCAAACTGGCCACTAACTGGAGAAACAGGTTCAGGAACACTTGGATATCCTATGTGGAATGGTGCTGTTCCTTTTGATAGAACTCAGGTTACATATACAAATTCTATAGTTACAGTAAATGTTGGATGGTATTTGATAACATTTAGTAATTCTTTAAAAATTTGGTTGTACAAAGATACATTATCTACGATTTCAATAAATCAGCAAGGACAGGTTGGTTTGGTTCTTGATTCTCCAATTTTTATTCCTTGTAGTGTTGTTAGTGGCGACGAGGGGTATAATTTTACAGACAATTCATCTGGACGTTTAAATGAAAATTCATGTGGTGCTCATAGATATAAAATCAACATAGCAAATAGTTTGCAATTTAGCACAGGCACAACAAATTATCCACTGGTAAATATTGTGACTGTTGGTGGAACATTAGTATGCCAATACCTAAATAATCTTAAAATAGGATAATATAATGTCAGTAACAAATAACACATATCAAATAGGAACACTTCAAGGAAATACCACATTCTATGATTGGTATGTAAAAGAAAACAATGAAATTATTGCTAAATTAAATTTATTAAGAGTATATGGTGCAACAAGTGGAGATGGAATATTAGCATCTACAAATTCTTCTGGTCTTCTTTCTCTTTCTATAGGAGGAACGGCCGGATTAGTTTCTTCTGGTTTGTCATTTAATGGACCAATAACATTCAATAATTTAGTAAATCTACCAAATGTTAGTTATAAAATAACAGGATTAACTTCTGGAACGCCTGGTATTAGTTTTGGAATGCCTATGCGTATAACAACATCTGGTTACACTGCTGGAAGAGCAAATAATCAAGAAAACGCAGAAACTATAGGCATAATATCAAATTTAGATGCAACTGGGATATATTTAACCCTAATGGGCAAAGTAGATGGTGATTTCTCATCAGTAAATGATGGTGCGACATTAAGTGCTGGATGCTTTTATTTCCTATCTCCTAGTGTAACTGGAGGAATTTCTACAACAGAACCATCAGTTACTGGTCAAGTTTCGAAACCAATTTTACTTGGTCTTGGTGCAACTTCTGGAGTAGTATTTCCCTATAGAGGTAATTATTTAACAAGCAGCGCGGGAGCTTCTGGAGCCACAGCACCAAATAGAGTTTATGTTCTAATTCCCGGTGCAGCTGCAAGCACACAATTTGCATCAGGAAGAGCAATTTCTTATAATCCAACAATAGAATCTTTTGTAGAAGCAGATACATCTTCCAATAGAGAATGGTATGGTGGATGGTTCCTAAGTAAATCTTCTAGTTCTGGATCTTTGAGTAATGAAGAAAATTTTGTGGTTGGTGTCATAACACAATCTAGTGTAAGTGGCGCTGATCGTTTAGTAGAAATTGCTACTGGAGGAGAAATTCCTATAACACAAGCAGAAGGAGTTTACTACTTATCACAAGATTTTGATGCAGATGTACAAACAAATTTAATTAGAAGTTCTAATGATTACTCCGGAAAAATAATAGGATTTCAGGTAGCATCAAATAAATTTGTTGTTGTAAATAATCCTAAAAAATCTTCAGGAGTTTTTGGGGTAAGTGCGCTTACAAGTTCGAGCACTTCAGGTCAAACAGAAAATCTATTAGTAAACGGCGATTTTGCCATATGGCAAAGACCAGATACTGGAAGAGACACACAATACACAGAAATTGGAGATGTGATTTTTGCTGATATGTGGAGAAGACAAGATGGTGTTAGTGGTGGAACTGCTGCAAAATCTTATTACATACAAAGACAAGAATTTGCTGATATTCAATCGGATGTCGAGGGAGATCCGAAATACTACATCGATGTCAAAGCATTGGGTTTAAGTGGAGGCACAGGAGCAACTTATGGTTTCGGCACAGATTACTTAACTATTGGACATGTTGTGGAAAATGCAAAAAGTTTTGATTCGCAAACAGTAACATTTAGTTTTTATGCAAAATGTTCATTGGCAAACTATTCCATAAGTTCATATATTGCAAGATATAATGGAACAACTTTAATAGATTACAATGAAATGGAAGAACACGGATTGAGTACTTCTTGGGGCAAGTATGTTGTTCAATACGAAGTTCCTACTTTACCAAACCCAGGCTCTCCGTTACAAAATGATTATTTTGAAATTGGTTTAAATCTAAAACCACTAATTAATACTGCAAATACCAATTCAATTTCTCTTGGAACTGGACTTTATGTTAGTATTGCCTCTGTTTGTCTATACTTAGGTGCAATAACAAATCCTTATGATTATCATTCACCATTGCAAACTAGATTGAATAAATGCAGAAAATTGTATTATTCGACTTATGCATTAAATCAAACTGAAGGTTCTGTGACTATGATCAATAAAGAAGAACCAACATATAATGTTCCATCACATATTATATTACCAAATGGTTTATGTAAGTTTATTGAATGGCCATTTGAATTACGAACAACACCGACAGTAACAATTTATTCTCCAAAAACAGGAACAGCGAATGATGCATACAATAGATCTTCTAATAGAGATTTAAGAAATAGTTCAGGAACTATTGGTTACAATTCACAAAATAGAGTTGCTGTTCTCGGTGTAGATACTTTACTAACAGATGCAACAAAAGATGGAATTAAGATTTGTGTTTCTGGTGGTGCAGTAAATTATGATAATGTTTTCTACCATATAGTAGCAGATGCAGATTATCCAATATAAGAGGTAAAATATGCCTTGTTCAAGTAGCAGCAATATAAGATCAACACAAACATTAGTAACAGTAACCCAAGGTGGTTCTCGTCTTACAGCAGTAGTTTCGAATGGAACTTATGCGTCAGGGATAACTGGTGGAGATGTAATTTATTGGAATCCTCTCGGCGGCGGGGGCGGACAATATGAAAAATCAAATGCAAGCAGTTCTGCTAGTGCTGAAGTTTTTGGAATAGTAGAAAACGTAACTTCTTCTGGAGTTGGTTTGTATGATTTAAATGTTGTATTATATGGTTCAATTATTTTACCTTCTTCGTCAATTTATACAATAGCAGGCGCAACTGGAGGTGCTGGTGGAGCAGACGTATATTTTTTAAGTGGAATAACCGCAGGAAAAATACAAGTACAAGCACCAACAGAAATTGGTAATGTCATAAAACCAGTTTATCAGGTTGCTCCCCACGGATCTTACACAGGAACAATAGTAAATTATATTGGTTATAGATTGGGTGGAGATATAGAAGCATTTACAGAAGAAGGATCATCGCTTACTGGAAATGTTTCCTTTTTGCCACATTCGGGAACAGGTGCCCCAAATATACCAGACAATTACATTGACGCAAGAACATCACAAGAATTGTTAGTTTCTGTTTATCCAAATTTTTATACAAAATATGGAAAGCAATTTGGTTTCGTAGAAGAGGTTACTTTAAAATCTGGTTATCTTGCAGATTCTTCTAAAATAGGAAAAGCAACAGTAACTAGAACAAATGATTCAACACTTGCTTCTGGTTCTATAGTAGCAACTAGTGGAGACAACAAATACTACATTAAATGGCCAGGAGGAACGACATCTACAACTACTTCTCAGAAATTAAGAATAACTAATTCTTCATTAGAAGTAGCGTCTTCCTCAACATACTCTATTTTTACTCCTAAAATAAATATAAACAACACATTTGGTGTCTTTGACACTGTTGGAAATTCTAGTGCAGTAACCCTAATACCAATAATGAAATTAGACCCAACAGAAATTTCAGTAAATATTCCTCAAAATGTTACAATAAGCGAAATAACAGCAGAAACTATTAAAGTAGGAACACCTTCATCAAACGATAATGTTGGAACAGTTTTAAATGATTTAGAAAGCAGACTTTCCGCCGTCGAAGCAAGATTGCTAATGTAATATGCCAAGTTTTATATACGGAAGTAGTAATATACCAATAAAATCTGTTCCTGTAATAACAGGTCTGAGTGGTCCCACAGGACCAACAGGACCGACAGGACCAACAGGTAACACTGGACCTAATGGTAGAGGAAACACAGGCAATACAGGTCCATCACTCGTAAACATAACAAAAAACGAAGATGGATTTTTGCAGCATTACTTCAGTGATGGAACAATAATAAACAGCACAACTGCACTTGAGGGTTCTGAAGGAAATTTCTATCTTCAAATTGCTGGTTCTAGTTTGGATTCATTTAATATCATAAAAAATGATTTAAATAATTATGTTTATACAAGAAATAATGGAACCACATTTGCTGTTGATGCAATTACATTTAGAAATATCACAACTTCAAGTAGTCCATATATCACAATAGAAAATGAAGATGGCAAAACAATAGAAATTAAATACAATCTAATTGGTTTGTCATTTTTGGGAATAAGCGGTGGATCTAATGGACAGTTACTAAAAAACTCATTAGGTAATTTTCAAACAGGTGAAACTGGAACAAATTACAATGAGACTTCCAAAACTATAGATGCAAAAACTAGCAACATAGTTCAAAGATTTTTAAAAATATCATCAAATAGTGCTGCAAGTGGAAAAGTTAAATACTGGAATATTGATTGTTCTTTGGGTAATTCCTTTTATTTAAATCCATCAACAATAACAAGTCCATCTACAGATACAAGTAGATATTTTTTAGTGTTAAAAACACCAGAAAATACAAATAATTCACATTCAATTACTGTAATAATACCAACAGGAAATACTACAAGTGTTCCGGTGGAATATGCAACTACAAATGAATTTAATGATATATCTAATTGGTCATTGAAAAATATTTCACCTGTAGTTTGGCCTTTAGGTGAAGTTCCCTGCTTTCCAAGTTCGGGATATATTGTTATTAATTTTATCTCAATTGGAAGTATTTGGTATGGAAATGTAGTAGCATTTTCGCACTCAACTTTAACATCAAAACCAACTTTATATTCGAATAGTGATTCAACAAACAGAGACTCGCTATATGGTTGTCATCCAACAAATGGAAATATATTTACTAGATTGTTGACTGCTCCCCTTTTTGGAACAAATGCTGGATTGACATCAGGAATATGTTGTAATTCTAGTTGTGTTGCGGAAGATACATTAAATGTATTTTGTAATGGTTATTTTGTTGCAGGAGTTACATCTGGATCTGGTTCTACTTTCTGCAATGTACTTGGTTCTTGTTGTCTCAGAGATGCGAATAACAAATTATTACCTTGCCAGAAATTAAAATACTGCGAATGTGCTTCTATTGCAGAAAATGCTAATTTGGAATTTTCTTGGTATGAATTTAAAAATTCAAAACAATCGTGTTCTGATTTTGATTGTTCAAATGCATTAGACGGTTTTGGGGCATGTTGCAATGGTTCTGGTAGTTGCATAGAAACAACACAACAAGGGTGTTTGGACATTGGTGGTTTCTATCAAGGTGCTGGAGTAAATTGTATTACTTCTAAAAATGTCTCTGTGTGCTATGGTGGAACTGGTGCTTGTTGTGATTCTGGAGTTACATGTGAAAATAATGTATATGGTCCAAATTGTATCTCAAACAATAAAACATATTTTGGTGACGGAACAGAATGCATTGATTATGATTGCCGAGTTAAAGGAATACCATGTTATGAAATAATTTCTGGTCAAACTTTAAAGTTTGGAGATTTATACCAAGATGCAATGGTTTGTGGAATATTTAATCCAAATGGAGCAGAGTGTTTTGGAAATTCAATATTTGGTTCAAACCAAACTTTAACTTTTGCAGATCTTACGGAAGATTTAGAAACAGAAACTACCTGCTCATTGTACAGATCTGTTTATGATTTTATTGGTTATGGGTTTACTGGCGATCAACTTTGTGATAAGGATTCAGATTCTTACATTATACTAATGTCATTACACCCAGTTACATTAGACACAAATAATTCTGTAGTAGATTATACCGGGGCAACTGGTGATAATACTGATTTTATTTGGAGTCATGGTGGTAATTACTGGGGACCTCTATTAAAACCATTTACTGGAATAGTATCAGAACTTTCTGACGATAAATTAGTTTACAAAGAAGGTTACATTTATAATTACAATGACGAAAATACAAAGGCGAATTTAACAATAAGTTCATTTATTGATTGTGGTTTTGTCAGAAAAAATAATGATCCAGAATCTTGGTTACAAAATAATCCAAATAATTCCTTTAATGGAAAGTGGTTTAGAAATTATGGATTAATGAACACTGTCAGAATGGTAAATGCGGAATATGCATATTACTTTGGATTGACCGGAAGCAATTTTACAACGATAACATATACACCAACAGAAAGTCAAACAGAGATTACAAGTGCAAGAGCATTGTCTCTCTTTAATAGAGAGTATGAAGAAACAAATGAATTTATTTCTGATTGGTATATACCAAGTTACGACGAATTGGCATATATTGCTAAAAATTGCGTAAATGATTCTGTAAATAATATAAATGCCAAATTGTTGCAAAATGGTGGAACTCCGTTAGATGGATGGTATTGGTCTTCTACTGGAACATTTGATGGTACAACTTACGAATATGTTCTCAATCATCCGAGTGGTCTAACACATGGATCTATGGCCTGGGCAATAAGTTTTAATTCTGATGGAAATGCAGAACAATTTAAAACTAAAAAAGCACATAGAACAGAAAATAAATACAAAGTAAGACCCATAAAAATAATAAGATGCGATAAAAGTTTTTATGCAAACAATTCACCAAATAATAAATACTGGAGAATTTCAAGATTTGACGAGAACATAATAACATGACCATTTACGGAAGCTCAAACATTGTAATGCAATATACTGGTGTTACCGGGTTTACTGGTAACACTGGTGCTACAGGACCAACAGGACCAACAGGACCTACTGGCGGAAGTCTAATAGGTTATACTGGAAATACTGGATTCGGAATTACAGGAGCAACATCTTCTTCTGCTGGTTTTGTTACATTTTACATTGGTAATACTGGTTCCGTAACTCTTGGTGCTACTGGTCCTGTAGGAAGCGATTCTTCTACTTCTTTTGTTGTTTTGCTTGGTCCAACATTGGGTGCTACTCTGTTTTCACCATTCTATACTACAGATGGATTGGAAATAGATTTAAATAAAATAGAAATTGGCGCAGATGAAACACCTAAAGTAAAATCAATACTTTTTAGTTCTTTAAATGGAGAAGTAGAATCTGTAACAGAAACATCCACACAAATAATTGCAAGAGGAAAAACATTTAATACATTTCCTATGGGCAATACTGGCGAACTATTGTATATTAAAGATGGTGTTGCCATTGGTGCAAGAGAAACAAAGTGGGATGATAGTATCAACCAATTAACTGTTGGATTTGATACATTTAGGCAATCCATAGAAGGAAATACTGGAAACATTTGGAGTCTTGGATCTAGTCAAGACTTTACAACTTATAATCTATTTACTCAAAATATTTCTGGTGGTTTTACTGCCGGAAAATCACAAATAATAGAAAAATGGAATGGACAGTTTTCTTTCCAAGCAAACAATGGAATCTATAGCATTCCACAAACAACATTTGGTTTAGAGCAAAAATATTTCTTTGGTCAAACAGGATCAAATCTACAACTACTTGCAAGAGGAATAACATTTACAAAAGGTTCAAATCAATTTTTACCTCAGTTGTTGACAGATGATAAACTAGGTTCTTGCTGTTTCTGCCCATCTGGCACAACAGACAAACAATGCTTAGATTATGTAAATAGAGATTACTGCATAAACATTGGAGGTCAATTTTCAACAAGACCTTGTGTGGAAAGAGCGGGAACTTCTGATTGTTTTCCAGAAGGCGCTTGCTGCGTAAATGGTAAATGTGTAAACACCAATCTTGATCTTTGTGCAAAATATGGTGGAGTGTTTTTTGCAGATGAACTTTGCACAACAACAATTATCGAAGGCCAAGAAGCATTTTCTTGCCCAGATGCTTGCACAGTTGGCAAGGGTTCTTGCTGCTACAAAGGAAAATGTTTAGATTTAAATGAAGCAGAATGCAACGCCATACCGGATTCTGTATTTGTTCGCGGAACTAGTTGCAACGAATTGCCACAAATTGGAGAGTTTGATTTCTGCTGCAAAGTTTCAAACTTCGTCGGTGCTTGCTGTACATATGGAACCGGAAACGATTCTACCTGTGTTGGTTTGAAATCACCAAAAGATTGCGCCGATTTGGGTGGCATTTTTATGGGTCTTGGAACATCTTGCCAAGAAATAAATTGTTGCGGAGTTTCCTATTCTCCTGAATACTATTCAGAATCTACATCATGCAGACAAACATCAAACGATCCGTGCAGTGTTCCCGGAACTAGAGTTGGTGGTGGGTATTTAGTTGCAATTATAGGTGCTCCAAATTCATGTACAACATTCTCTCAACCTCAATTTGCTTTGGGTGAACCTTTAGAATGTATGTGCAATCCAAGAGGTCCAGTCTTTGGAGATCTAGCAGAAACATGGAAATTCAAAAACTGCGTAAGTTATAGGGGTGATATTCCCACATCGTCTGAGATATATTCACGAAAATATTTTGCGAGAACTCATCCAAGAGTTCCAACACTAACAATGTATTCAAATAAGTGTTTGTTAAAGGCAGGAGCACCTTACATCACCCAACTAAATGATGCAACAACAGCAACAGGTAGAGATGTTTCTTGGCCAAATGAAACATTCTTTGAAGGAACAGACGCATATCAACCAACAATGTATGCTTCGTTTGATAATCAAACTTGCAATATAATGACCGAAGTAATTGGTCTTGGAACTCCACCATCTTCTCTATACAAATATATGGCAGAACAATTTTATGGAAGAAGAGCAATTCATATTTCTTGGGCATTAATAGTTGCTCCAAAAGACTTGTCTGTAAATTATGCAGGAACAACATTCTCTAACATGAAGTGGTCTGATATGTTTGAATCTAGAGTTGGTCCTGGATCAGAAACAACAAATCCAAACTTCTTTATAGAACCAATAGCAACATCTCCAGTTGATGGTCTATTGAATACAAGAATACATGATGCTTATTCCAAATCAAAACCAGAATTTTGGTTCAGAGATTATGATGGGGATGGAGTAGATGAAAGAGCGTATAATAGATTTGTTTCTCAAAATGTAAATCAATGGGATTTGGTTGATAATGCAGATAAACAACTATTACAAACAAATAAATCAGAATTTTCTTACTATTATTCCCAACTATGGGAAAAATTAAATCCAGAAAATACTGCAATAAGACAAATATCCAAGGCAAATGATTCTAATTTTTACGGATATAATGATTGGTACATTCCAAGTATAGTTGAAATGAATTATATTACAAATTATTTGGATCAAATAAACGAAGCAATTTTAGTTGATGGCGACGATGATCACCAAGTAATTAATACCACTGTAAATGATACCGACCCTGATACAAGAGATACATTTTATTGGACATCAACAAGTGTTTGTAGAGTTACAAATTGGAATGAAAACAATCACACAATAAAAGATTTATATGAAATTGAATCAACCACAGATAGAGTACTGAATACTAAATCTAGATTTAAATCTGGAACATTTAATTTAACAGATTCAGAAGCATTTGATTTATCACATCAAATATGCAATGGTCAAAAAATGCTAGCAGTGACTCATCTTGCGCCGGCTGGAGCAGCACTTGCATTAGATAGACAAACATTGTGTAAAGTAAGACCAGTAAGAAGAATACCAATTGTTGTTGGTTGTGCTGATGTTGAAATAATCGACGCATATAATGATTACGATTTCCAAAAATGTCCATCTTGTTATGATTACGATCAATGTAGTTCATAAATAATTTAACATGTATAGCAGCGCAATAAACAATAAAACAATATTTGGTTCCCGTGGATCAACTGGAAATATTGGTCCCACTGGTAATATTGGACCTACTGGAACTCCTGGCGCAACTGGAAACACAGGATCGGTTGGTGTTTATGTTACGAATTCAAGTACAAATTCTACACAAATAATTTTTACATTATCCAATAATCAACAAGTAGGTGTTACTGGATTATTTAAAGGTAATACAGGATACGGTAATACGCAAGTACCCGAGTCTATTGGTGATGGAACATCTATACTTGGATCTTCGTCTGAAGGTCAATTAAACATAAAGGGCATAAGTGGAACCGGCTCATTAGTTGTCAGTAGTACAGATAATAATTTATCAATAGATACAATCTATAAATCAACTGTTGGAAATGTTTATGCTCTTGGTTTGTCTGCTGATACTTTAATGTATTTAAAAGAACCAGACCTCGCATCAAGCACCAGAGTAAAGATGGATGGAACTGGTGATCTTGATTTTCAAAATCAATTTTACTTGAATGATTCCGCATATATCAGACAAGTAGGACCAGTAAAGAAAAATCAATATGTTGGAATAACAGGAGCAATTGATAATTTCACGGACGGAACAACTGGTGGAATTTACATCGATTTAGAAAATGGTGGTTTTTATTTAATAAGAACACCAATTGGTATTGCTGGTTTTACTGGATCATTTAGACAGAACGAAATTCTGTCTGCAACTTTTATAGTAGAGTCAGATGAGATTTGGAAATTCCCAGAAAATGTTTACTTCGAAGATGGTGAAAACTACTTTACATGTGGTAAAAGTATAGTAAATATTTCAACATTTGACGCCGGAAACAATTGGTATGCAACAGTTTCACAAAGAGGATTGGATATAGAAACTATTGTTGCTTGTAAACCAACATTTGGTAGAGGATCTTGTTGCTATACAAAATATCCAGAAAATACAAAATATTGCGTAGATTATGTCACAAAAGATGAATGCCAATCTCTTTCTGGTGAATTTAATTCTTTACTTCCATGTGCAGTCTCCTGCGTAACTGATCAAGGATTGTGTTGCTCTGGTGGTTCTTGTTTGGAAAATGTTTCTGTAGAAGAATGCAATTTTTTTGGAGGAAGTTATTACTCTGGAATAAATTGTTCCACATATCTAAACAATCCAAATGGTCTTAATTACGGCGAACCAATAGAAACCGGAAGACTATGTTTTGATCCATGCGAAGCAGATAAAGTTGCTTGTTGTAGGGATGGAAACTGTCTAGGAAGTAACTACTCAAGGATACAATGTGAATTAATTTTGGGCGGCAAAGCATTTACTGGTGGAGATTGTTCTACCATTAATTGTTGTGAAAATAATGTAGGAACAGGAGCTTGTTGTATTTGTGATCCTGCAAATCCGGGAACCGCCCCAACAGATTGTATCAGTGATGTTACAAAAGAACAATGCAAACAAAGAGCAAAACAATTAAATCCTTCTTTTATTGGTGTCTTCATGGGAGAGGGAGAAAGTTGTGGAGAAGTTAATTGTGATTGTGTTTGTGTTATAAACGAAGAACCACCAAAAGGAACTGGTGGAGGGTGCTTGGGGGATGGTGGGTGTGTGGATGGAATAACCGAAGAACAGGCAGAAGAACTTGGAATTACCTATTATGATGGATTTCAGTGCTCTTCTGGTATATGTGATGATGACGACGGCGGTGGTGGAGGCGGTGGTGGTGGTGGAGGCGGTGGAGGCGGTGGTGGTGGAGGCGGTGGTGGTGGTGAAGGTGGTGGTGGTGAAGGTGGTGGTGGTGAAGGTGGTGGTGGTGAAGGTGGTGGTGGAGGCGGTGGTGGTGGAGGCGGTGGTGGTGGTGAAGGCGGTGGTGGTGGAGGCGGTGGTGGCCCAGATCCAACAGATCCAACACCCAACGATGGTTTTCATCCATGCCCAAGATGCAATTATACCGGATGGGGAGGTCCACTAAAGAAATCTCCCCCATTAGACGGAGTAGGTGACGGAGATACAACCGACACAACAAAATATACAAATAGATGTTGTTATAGACACAATAATCCATATGAATTTAA